ATACGATGCACTCATTGGCAATCCGCGAATGTATGATAATGTTGATTTCGATCCAGATTTTAAGTTCGAAATGAAAGAAGAAGATCTCTTTTTGGAAACACAAGATTTTGTTTCTGCTGGTGCATTGGATATGCGTGTGCCAACTGATGTTGTTGCCATGCACGAATTAGTTGTGTTCCTTAATTATTTGACTCAACAAGGAATAATTGATGCAGATGTACGCGAGCAAGAATTGGCCCAACATCCTGCACTTTTTGCAACTTGGCATCGTCGAATGACTTGTGGAATTGTCAATGGAAACATGGATGAAAGGATTGCTGTCGATCTTGTTGAAGTAATGCAACAAGCTGGCATCCAATATAATCATGTAGAAAATAAATATCAGTTTCGAACGGGTTTGCGACAAAATTGGCGAAACGTTTGCAATGCATTTTCTAAGTGGTGTTCGACTATTGCACAACAAGTTGCCAACATCTGGAATAATTCAGGTATTGGTGAATTGATTGGAGTTGTTTATCTCGGTCTTACAATGTTATCGTTGGCCGGCTTGGCTTATGCATGTTTCAATGGAGAAAAACAATGTGACAATTGTGGTTTTCATTGTGAAGCTGCTCAAGCTTCAGCGCCTCCACCCAAAACAACACGCAATTTTGTGACAGAAGCACAAATTCCTATTAAACCATTGCATGAGTGGATGGCAATGTATGACAAAGAAAATGGCACAGCTATAACTGTAGAACGTGGAATTTTTATACACAAGATCAAAAATTTCATTGTAAAACAACAAGCATTGAATGATGCTCTTTCTGAAATTCCAACAAAAGATTTTCAAACAGAAGCTTCCACAAGCTCAGGTCCACCACCCCCAAAAACAAGTGTTGGTTTCCGAGTTGAAGCAGCAGAAAGTTCAGCTCCACCGCCAAAGAAAACAATAGGTTTTACTACTGAAATGTATCGTGACAATGCTTGTCAAGCAATTGAAACTCGTCTCATGAACAAGTCATTATATGCTATTCACAATGATAGCACTGTATTTGGCAATGTTCTTTTCATCCAAGGAACAACATTCATGATGAACGCACATTTTGTGGAGTATTTTAAGACACAACCTCGTACAATGAAATTGTACTTGTCTAGTTGTCAAGGAAGATTGGCGGAATTTAATGTTGGTGAACTTGTGGATTCATGTGTTCCACTTACGAAAAATGGAGAACAGGCTGATGCAGTTTTGGTTCCATTGGACAATCGGACTTCTAAAATTTCACCGCATCCGAGTATTGTTAATTTGTTTGTTCAAGCTCAAGATTTAAATTTGTTCATGGGAAAATATCACGTGCAATTACCATCTTACGCACGTAGTAGTACTGACTTCTTTGTGCCTTCTGCGCGATCATTGGTGGAGATGCAATTCAAAGATTTACAAGAAACGATCTCATCCGAATCATATCGTATGCGCATTGCTAAGGCATGGACATATCTTGGTGCGACATCAGATGGTGATTGCGGGGGCCCATTGATTCTTAATGATAACTGTGCAATTCGTAAGATCGTAGGTATTCATATGGGCTCACGTGTGTTGCCAAATTTCACTCAAGGGACTGGACAATTGATAACTCAAGAGATGATCATTGCAGGTTTGGCCCAAGTTCCTATGAGATGTCAGTGTTATACTGATATTGATATGGAGGTTAATGAAGTCGATCGTGGAGAAACGCTGGTTGGCAATGTGCCACTTGGTGCGGGTCTCTTCGTTCATGGCACCACTGATAAGAGCACTACAACAGGAGGGAAAACAAAATTGCAACCCTCTAAACTTCATGGAATTGTTGAGCCTTTGACCATGCCAGCAATGTTGAGGCCGAATGGAGAACACAATCCAATGGTTAAAGGACTTATGAAATTCGGAAAAGAAGTTCCAATGATTAATCCAAAAGTAATTGAATTATGTGCCATTGATGTTGCCAATAATTTGCGACTAAATGTTTCACGATTGGATATTGATCAGTATCAGCGAAAATTAACATATGTTGAGGCTGTGCAAGGTGTTGGTGAGGATGTTTTTCTTGCTCCCATTAATCGGAGTACTTCCATGGGTTTTCCTTTTTCTGTTGATTATCACAATCCACGTGGAAAACGTATAGCTTTTGGCGATGATGAATGGACAATGGAAACTCCTTTGGCCAAACACATTGAGAAGGAAGTACTCAAGCTTGAAGAAAATTGTCGAAAGGGGATACAAGTCGGAGTTTATTGGTCTGACACACTCAAGGATGAGCGCAGACCCATTGCAAAAGTTTTGCAAGGGAAAACACGTGTCTTTTGTGGTGGACCCGTCCACTTCACAATTCTCTTTCGCCAATATTTTTTGGGTTTTGCTGCTTGGATCATGCACAATAGAAATGCAAATGAGATTGCCACAGGTACTAATGTCTATTCTGCTGATTGGAATGAAATTGTTTCGAAATTGGCTTCACGTGGAAAAACCAAGGATGGTATGAACATTGTTGCAGGTGATTTTGCGAATTTTGATGGTTCTCTATCATCTCAAATTTTGTGGTATATCCTCGACTTGATAAATGACTGGTATGATGATGGAGAAGAAAACGCGAAAATTCGCCATGTTTTATGGATGCACATTGTGCATGCTGTTCACATAAATGGTAATGTCATTTATCAAGCCACTCATTCTCAACCTTCTGGATGTCCAATCACTGCAATTCTTAATTCTATATATAATTCCATTATTATTCGTATTACATATGTGTTGTGTGCGCAAGAACAACTCAAGAAGACAGGACAGAACTATGTTAGCATGGAGAAATTCAATCAGTTTGTAGCATGTGTTTCGTATGGTGATGATAATCTCATTGCGATCTCAGATCACATTCTTGAGTGGTATAATCAAGTTGAAATTACTCAAGCTTTTTCGCTCATTGGTCATGAATATACAGATGAAGCCAAAACAGGGATCATAGTGCCAGTTCGAAATATTGAAGAAGTTGCTTTTTTAAAACGTAAATTTGTATGGGATCCAATTGCAAATAGATACATTGCCCCTTTGGATATAACTGTAGTGCGTGAAATTTGTCAGTGGACAAAGAAAGGACTTGCAGCCGATTCGATAACGGAAGCAAACATAGATGTTACTCTGCGTGAATTGTCCTTGCATGATCGTAATACGTTTGATGGATTTAAAGCAGTTTTGCAGCGCGAATGTCAGAAGAAAGGAATTAATTACCGATTTTTGTCTTATGGGGAGTATCGCGGTGATGTCTTGGAAATTCCATTTAAATTAGAACTTAATAAAAAGAAAGATGTGATTGTTTGTAGAGACGAATCCATGGAAGTATTTGACATTGAACTTGTTGGAAACACTATTTTTGTTGGTGAATTTGATTCGATTCGATCAATGGCCAATAAATTGTGGATGTTTTGTCGTCATCGTCACATTCAAAAATTTAAAACAGAAGAACCACAATTGCAATCTTTGGTAAGAGCAACTTTACGTTGTTTTAAAAAGTAAGTTTTTGTATCTTCTATTTGTTGACAGACTTAGTACTACCCGCAAGGGCCCTGGAACATTGTCAACAATTTTGTATAACGTGTTAATGTGATCTTATTGAGTTATATAAATTCTCTATCGTCAAAAACTTAATATTGCTATTAACATAAGAAGCCTTTCTATTTAGAATTACCTTCCAGGGTGGCTTGAGGCAGCCCCTTCAAAACCCAGGAAAATAGAGTGCCGTAACTTGTATTAAGTAGTTCAGTTACGAAAGAAAATTACTTGCAACAACAAATCAACAAATAATTCATGACCAAACTATTGATAAAATTGAAATCATCGAATTTCACGATGAAGGTGCAGTCGAAGCAATGCAAGCACCAAATGTAAATACTCATATTAACCCGATATTGCCTTTGGCTTCTACAAGTGAAGCTCGCAATCATGACATCGTGAATTTTCTTCAGAGAGCTTATTCCATTGATAATTTTTTATGGTCCAAAACGTCTCCTCGTGGTACTGTTTTGGCTACTTATAGATTCCCTGATCAATTACTTGCACAAGCAGCTCTCGCAGCTAAAACCCGCAATTTTTTTGGACTGCGAGCTGGCGTTGAATTCACCGTCCTAGTTAATAAACAACAGTTTCAAGCTGGTAATTTACTTATATCATATATACCTAATGCTAGATATAATCCTTCTAAGGTTGCCATGTCACAAGTTTCTTTACCCACTATTACTGGACAACCTCGCACTAATTTAGATTTAATGGATGCAACAAAAGCAATGTTAACTGTGCCATTTTCTTCTCCTTTTATTTATTATAATTTGGTTACAGGAGATGGTACTATTGGAGATTTTCAGATCACAGTTTATTCTCCATTGACTGATGTAGCAGATGCTGGAACTGTTTCAGTACAAGTTTTTGCTCGTTTTGTCGATGTTGATCTGGAGTTCCCTACTGGTTCATTGCCTGCTACTTTTTCTTCTATTCCAATTATGGACACTCTTATGGAAAGACTTAAAGGAAAACCAAATTTGACAGATTTGACAAAATTAGTCAAAGAAGGAACTGCAATTATTGAAAAAATCAAGTCTAATGAATTCAAGTTTCAAATGAATAATGAAAATGTTTCTGTCTCAAATTTTAAACCACGTGCTTTGCCTAACATGGCTGTTTCTAACATTTCAAATAATGCACATATTATGTCACTCTCATCTAGTAATATGTTGCCTTCTGCCAATCAAGGACAAAATTCAAATAAAGAAACGTATTTTAAAGAAGCTGTTCAAATTCCTTGTTATCACGATAATTTTCCCATAAGTAATCAACCTTCTGGCACGAATGTTTGGTCTAAAATTGTATCGCCATTAGTGCCTGCGAGTACCAATACCGATGGTTCTATTAATGTAGATTATGTTTATTTTCATGCTCAGCCTTTTTCTAAATGGCGTGGTTCTCTTTGTTATCATTTTAGAGCAGTTAAAACAACCTTCCATTCATTACGTATCCGTGTTTGGTTTTCACCAGCCTCTGTTATTTCAGACGTCATTGATCGTAATGCCGTTTATTCAAAAATCATTGATCTTAAAGATATTAATCAGTTTTCATTTGAAATCCCTTTTGTTTGGCCTCATCCTTTCCTGAATGTTCATCAAACTCCTTCTTCACTTGGTACTATTGGAATTGACATCATTAATCAGATGGTTTTTCCTTCCACTGTTTCTGATGTGATTGATATTATAGTTGAACGCTCAGCTGGAACAGATTTTGATGTTAATTTACCAACTGTTATCACGCAGTTTCCTTTCGATCCAACAATTTCTTCAGAAGAATTTGTTCGAGCAACAACCCAGCCCAAAGCTACTACAGCCCAAAAACTTTCTGAACTTCAAGTTAACAAAGAGTATCTTATGGGAAAATTAAATCTTTCTCCCGCTGTTAAACAAGCTATTTCTGGAAACATAGCAAGTTATAAAATTGAGCAAATTGACTTGTTGGATAAATTGGCAAAAGATGAAACTGTTACTTCAAATTATTTGGCTTTGAATAATACACAGTTGCTCAAACGTGTTTTGTATCATGAGGAATTGCGCAAAAAGAAAAGAGATTTAACTCAGGATGGAGATGTTGAATCCAATCCCGGACCCGTTTTTCATTATATGCGGAACCAAACTGCACCTTTTGTAATTACAGCTGGCACGCAATTGATGTCTGTATTTTTCGATGATATGCCTTTGGGTGATTTTCAACTTACTTGGTTCTTTTCTTTTGGTAGATCTTCAGAATTAGTTGCAACGCAAAATGTTCAAATCACTTCAGCTGGTTTGGGTTTGAATGTTACTTTTCCATACCAATTTCGTGGTGGTTTTAATTCTCAAGTAGTTTCTTATCCTTACACTATTACTGCTACAAGTCAACCTGCTTTTATGTATATTAATAATCCTATTGGTGGAAATTTTGGTTATATAATCCTTTTGATTACTGCTCTAAATTCATCCGAGCCAGCCACTAATGTAAATATTGTTTCATCTGTTCCTATTTCGACCAATTCTACTTTGATTGCTCCTATTCCACTTTTAGTTTCAGATCCAGGCATCAAACGAGTTAATATTGTAGAATCCATTCCATTGGACACTACTGCGGAGATAGTGGGTCCTTTGCCTCTTCCTGTTGTTGGAAGTGTTACGGGTAGTGTTAATATTACTAATCCTTCGATTGACGTCAATGTTGTTGATTCAATACCGTTAAGTACTAATTCGACTATAGTTGCTCCCATACCTATTCCAATTACAGGAATTGTTGCGTCCAGTGATGTTAATATTGTCAGTTCAATTCCACTTTCTACCAATTCAACCATTGTTAACCCTTTGCCTTTACCAGTTAGTGGATTTTCAGTAGCAGATGTTACGATTGTTGGTTCTCTGACTCCACTTGATGTCAATGCTTCAATCGTTGCACCTTTGCCTCTTCCTGTAGCTGGCCTTAGCAATAATGTTTCAATTATAGAATCAGTACCACTTTCAGTCAATGCTAATATAGTTGGTCCACTTCCACTTCCAGTTTCTGGTAGCGGTGGTGGTGGAGGTGGTGGTTCTATTGTTGCCACAACCTCAATTGCTCCTTTCTTGTTTCAAATGAGAACAGAACAAGATTCATTGCGAAACGGTTTTGACGACACTACGTTTCAACGTCCCGTTTCATCCTCTCAAGCTGATGCATTAACGATGGGACAATCTGTCACTCATGTAGAAGATATGATTAAGAGATCTTCTGTTTATGCTTCTTTTAGCGCTGCATTGAATCCCTTAAATTTAATTCAGATTCTTCCCCATGCCTTTGGTATTGCCCAAAAGGATAGCGATGGCTTGATTTCTCATAATGGTACGGACCTTTTGTCCTACTATGCCAACTCCTACACATTTGCTCGTGGAGGAGTTAATTTGCGTGTTGTTTCTGCACCCGATTTTTATTACAATGTAGTTTTAGATCCAGATGCTAACTTTTACGCTCCCTCAACGCCTGTTGCGCCTTTAACGCAACAAGCAGTCCCGCCAACAGCTGCTCAACTTTTCCAGCTTCAAGCGCCACTTCAACAAATTGTTAAACCTTCTCTTGAAGGATTTGGCGAAATTTCAGTTCCTTTCTATTCAGATTCTTACATGTATTCTATTTCACCAGCTCAGCAATTTGTTCCTTCTACAGCTAACACTCAGTTACAATTACCCTATACTCAGTTAGTTGTTCAGCCTAATGGGTTGATGAACCAATTCCAAATTTTCCGTGCAGCTTGCTCGGATTTTGAATTTTCATATTTGAATGGTCCACCAATTCTTCTCAACGTTACTTCTTAATTATCTATCACAAATAGATAAATTAATATTTAAGTTCTATTATTCTTTTGCATAATTAAATAATCAATCTTAAATTTATAGTCACTTTTCCTAATTATGTAACCAAACTTCACGGTTTTACTGCCTTGTTCATTTTGAATGGGGGCACTTTTGTATTTTTTTTAACTTTAGTTATTAATCGACTCGCCCTCTTTCGGGGTAATAAGTTTTTTGTGTGTTTTTCTTATCTTAGAGTCACAAACACAATGTCAAAAATGTTCAGGTATAAAGCTGATTTTCTCAAAAAAAAAAAAAAAAAAAAAAAA